ACTCCCCAAGCATCCGACAAGAATGTGAGAACACCGACAAAAAACTGGAAAGGAACCAGCGATCTTCCCTCAGTAACCTCGACATGGCCGACTCCAAATACCAGCGATCGACTCGGTGCGAATCACAAGGACAACCACGACAAAAGTTATCTCAGGGGAGTAGCAACGAAATGGCCGACTCCAACAACACAGGAGACTGTACACACGGATATAGAGATGACTCATACAGGCAGGAGAAAGACGAAAGATGGAAAGAACTCCCACTCTCTGAATCTAGAGGATACTACGAGGATCAATTCCCAGACTACCCACCAGGACCCTCAGACTCATCCGGATGGGAGTACCTGCTCAGTATCATGCCGGAGATTGAACCCGCTTTTTGTAGAATATCTGATGATGGGAAAATGGTTAATAGGATGGACAGACTTAAAGCCCTTGGGAACGCAGTCGCATGGCAGGCAGGAGCTATCGCACTCAGACTCTGTATCGAAAGGTCAGGAGTCTTAGATGGTGCAGCAGAATCTTGATTTAAAGGATTTTTATACGCCTCACCCTGGACAAGAGAGGGTGCATCAGTCGGATGCCAAGATCAAGGTTTTGGAAATAGGACGTAGGTGGGGTAAGTCTCGCTTTGCGTTATGGGAACTTATTAAAAGATTTCTCGAAAGTAAGGATATAGAGGTAGGAGCTGACCTTGTTCCACCGTTTCATGCGTGGATAGTCACTCCTAATTTTCCGCAGGCTAGGCAGATTTGGAACGAGTTAATGGCCTTTTTCCCTCGTGACTTCATATCGCCGGCAGGAGTAAAGCAGGATGCTTGGCTGATACACCTTAAAGGGAATGAAAAGAGAGCTTGGGGACAAATCGAGGTTAAATCAGCTCATGACCCAGAGAGTTTACAGACGGCAGGTCTGGATTTTCTATGGGTATCAGAAGCACAGGATATATCCGATAAGGCTTTTGAAAAGTTATTACCTACGCTTAGAAGCCCAGGTAGGCTTGGATATGGCATATTTGAAGGTATTCCGGCTCTTTATCCTGACCATTGGTTTAGAAGAGCGTTTGTAGCAGGCGAAAGAGGGGAGAGGGGATTTGCTTCTTTTAAGGCTACGAGCTTTGAAAACCCTTTGCTTACTCCAGAGCAGAAAGCAGAGATAGAGGCAGATAAGGAACTACTCCCAGAGCGAGTGTGGAGACGTATGTATATGGCCGAGTTTTCTGACTCAGCCGGTTATTTTACTAATATAGATGCAAATATAGCAGGTGACCCTATGCAGGGACCTGTTCCAGGTGCTAGGTACATAGCAGGTTTAGACCTTGGTAGAAAGATGGATCCCTCAGTCATGGTTATAATGGATGCAGCAGAAAGAAAAATGGTGCATTATCAGGGTTGGGATGACGGTACAGAGTGGGTAGCTCAAAGAGAACACGTTGCAAGACTTGTAGAAGAATGGGGCATAGAGCAGCTTTGTCTGGATGCAACTGGTATAGGTGACGTATTTATGAGCGAACTGATAGAAATAGGCATTCCTGTATCTCCGTATATATTTTCTCAATCCTCTAGAGAGCATCTGCTTCAGCAGCTTGTAGTATCTCTTGAAAGACAGACTATCTCGTTCTTTAATGAAAAAAGGCTGCTAAGACAGCTTAGAGCTTTTCAGTATAGAAAACTGCCTGGCGGAAGATATAAGGCGGAAGCACCTCCAGGTGAACATGACGATGCCGTATTTGCACTTGCACTTGCGCTAGAAGTGGCTGACTCAAGTAGACCAGCTAGTAGTTCATATAGACCTATAGGCAGTTCACGATATGTGCCTACACAGGCAGAAGCTAACAATGGATGGAATCAGGGTAATCTAGAAGGACCTAAATTAATGAGACTTAGAAAATTAGAAAAAATAGCCAAAAGGGCAGAAGAACTGGGGATTAACTAATGGTAATATCAGAAAAACCTGTAATGGAAGAAATAACCGATTGGATGCCGGGCGATCCTGAAAACACGGATGCGCCTGAGTTAGAAGATATCCTTGACCTTTTTGATAGGCAGAAAGCCTATTATGAGGCGTTTCATAAGCAATGCGAAACGGAGGAGTCGTATTATATGGGTGAAAGGACTGTGCCTGCTCCTGAAGGTATAGATGCAGTATGGCCTGCTACAGCAGGTGCTATAGTCAATACGGCTAGTGACCATGTAGATGTCAATAACCTTGCTATAGATGTACCTGCTTCTCCAAGATCAAGAGCAAGGGCTGAAAGAATTCAAAAGACTTTAACAGGTATTTGGCTCATGATGAGAAAGCCTGTGCTTAGAACAGCTGTAAGACAAAGTTTCCTATATGGCGTAGGTTGGATTAAATCCATGTGGGACTCAGATAATTGGCCTAACGCCCCTGTAATGGATGACTTTGAGGATGAGGACGAGTATAAGAGTGCGCTTAACGATTTCATGGAAGAACGTAGCATAAAGTTCCCCTTTGCTGCTAACGTGGTCAATCCACGCAATATAGTCTGGGATGACTCCAAAACCAGAACCAAGTGGGTTATTGAATTCATGGAGCGTGACGTAGATGATGTAAGTCAGAAATATCCTGAGTGGAAACCTGAAAACCCATCTGCATCCCAAGCTGAGTGGTTTGAGTACTGGGACGAGGAATGGGTAATGTATGTCTGTGACAGACAGATAGTGTGGGGACCTCACCGTCATGGTTATGGTCATCTGCCATATACGCCTATAATCCCTGTTCATAGCTATACATTTGAAGACGGTAGCCCAGAAGATCGCTACAGGGGCGTACTTAACACAGTACATAATTTATTAGACGAGGAAGCAAGGCTGATGACTCAGATTGGAGCATTGGTCAGGACAGTAGCGTACAGAACTATAGATTTCTATGGACCGGAGCAGAACGCAGAAAGAGTCAGAAGTGACTATGAACTCTTTGGCGGTAAGAATATCGTGCTTCCCGGTGTAGATGTAAAGCCATCTCCAATGGTGCAGATACCACCGGATATATATCAGCAGTTATCTATGATACAGACCAAGATAGAAGAAGCTACTTTTCCAAACGTCATCAGAGGAGTACGTCCACAGGGCGTATCTTCAGGGTTTGGACTCAGCGTACTTGCAGGAATGGGACGATTAGTATTTCAGGGCGTAGCCGATGGATTAAGACACGCTTTGGAAGATATAAATAAAAAATGGCTTATGCTGATAGAAAACAAGGCAGGCGGTAAGGTTACTGTATATGGTAGGAACGAGATACATAATTTCGACCAGACCATAGGACCTGACCAGATTCGTGGGTATCACGAGAATACAGTCAGAGTTAAGGCAGAAGCCCCAGAGGAACGTGAAAGAGAAGCTCTGCTTGCCATGAGACTAAGGGGAGCAGGGATAATCTCATTATATGAAGCTCAAAGAAGAGCAGGTATAACCGATCCTCTTGAAGAACAGATGCAGATTAGAGCAGAGCAGTTGCTTAATACACCTGAGTTTATACAGCAGCAGACTGCTTTACTATTACAGAAAGTAGGATTGCCAATGCCGATGGATCCTAACGCTCCACAAAACCCACCACCTGGAAACGTAGGTAGTAGGAATATAGGAGGAGCGCAGCTTGCAAGACCAGGTGAAGCTAATATGCAGGCAGCAAGGGTAGCTTCTCAGCAGGGTAGACCGAGCGTATATCCACAGGGTATGGGAGGAGTAGACCAGTTAGGGGCAGAACTCGGTGGACCGACAGGCGGAGCAGTAGGAATGCCAAGTGGAGAAACTATAGGAGAATAATATGGTTAAAAAGAAAAGCGACAGAAATCATTTAGAAACACCGGTCGATATAGCAAGCGATACGGCTCATATGCAGATGGACGAGATATTTGAAAATATACTTGGAAAGCCAAAGCCTCCAAGAGCCACTAAGGTAGGCGGACTGCCTGTGGATGATATTATAGACGAGATTTCCAATATGCTACCAGGAGGACAATAATGCCTATTGTAAACGGAATGTGGGTAGATCCGGCAGAATTAGCTGGTGAAGAAGAATCACAGAAAGCTTTAGATATTACAACTGGTGCAGAGGGATACGTTGCTCCTCCTGATGTTAGTCAGATGGAAGGAATAATACCAGCGGAAGGTTCTGTAGTACCAGAAACTATTCCTATGACAGAAGGTATTGTTGATATTGGTCCTGAAGGCACAGATGTAAGTGGGGTAGGGCAAGGTCCAACTGGGCTTAAAGCTGATGTAGACCGAGAAACGGTGTTTGGTGAACCTATTGAGGGTGGACCTGATTTTCCATTTTTGAATACAGTTCAACAAGAGCAAACACAAGAAGCACTAGCTGATGTAGCTGGTTATGAAGATGAACAAAAAAAAGGACGTTATGATTTACAATTTACCTTACAAAGATTTAAAAACCAAATGGCTGATTTGGGCTTAACGGAAATACCAGGTACTAAAACCCCTGCTTTTCAAACTTTAGATGATTTAACGACATATTATGGAGGACGTGCTACAACTGACCCTGCTGCTGTCTCAGCATCTTTAGAAGGCATAATGGCTAATCTTCCAACCCCAGCGCAACAAGCATCAGATATTCGTGCAAAAGATTTAGCACGAGGCGTGGGAGATCCCACATATATAGACCATAAAGGTAATATTGTGCCAGTAGACGAACCTGTTGTTGATTTTAGACAACAAGCAGATCAGGCTACTCGTGCCGTAGGGCAACAGGGAGCAGCTGACTTTAGCGATGAAGAGTTTTCTACTGCATGGGAAACAGTAGTTAGGGGAGAAACAAGTATAAAAGACTTAGGTCCTATGTTGAGATTTGACTCTGTAGTAACGGACGATACAATTATCGACCCAAGAACAGGAGAACCTTTAGTAAGTAGGGTATTGACAGAAAGAAGCCAGATGCTTCTTGACCAGGCAGAGATTGCAGCCCAGCGAAAACATAGAGAAGAAATGGATACTTTCAATAAGGCTTTAGAGCAGGCAAATCTCACAGGAGACTTTTCGTTAATAGCAGGAGAAAAAGGTAAAACAATAGAGCAAAGGCAATTTGAATTACAAAAAGAAATAGCAGAAGCTGAGCTTACAGGTTTTTATGGTGAGGGTGAAAATAGGCAATTCACAATAAGACAAAGTCAAATTGATTTTGATAGGCGTTTGGCTGAAGCTGCGACAACAGGAGAATTCTATACAGTAGATAAAGATGGCAATAGGGCTGAGACTGCTATTGGTACATTAGCAAAGAAAAAGTATCAAGCAGAAAGAAATCAAATGGTTATGCAAAGGGCATTAGAGGTAGCTGACCGTACAGGCTTTATGTTTACCACGGAAACTGATGAAGCAGGTAATCTGATTACTATACCTACTCAAGATTTGTCTCAGGCAGGAGATCGATTCAAACAAGAATTGGAATGGGATACGGCTAGATATGAAGAATGGCAAGATAATGTTGACAACCTAATGACTCCTGAAGA